ATTTCTGAAGATGTTTTGAAAGTGATAGAATAATCGGCCAATTTTTCTGATTTAACTCCATCTATAATTCAAGAACTATTTAATTTATCTACGGCCACAACATAATTTACTATAACTGTGTATAAATCATTTGGCAAAGTTCCTATTGTCGCCTCTGTTAGTGGTGGTACTGGATCAGTTTGTAATGTTCGACCTGTAGTATATGAAAGTCTAAGATTTTTTACTCCTAGAGTTGTTCTATCAATAAAATATGGATTTCTATAATCCATTAATATAGATCAAGACACTATAGTTTCTTCTGTTCGAGTATAGTCAACTCTATATTCGACTTTTGTTATAGCATCAGTTGGATATTTTATAATATTACTATTTTTTCCTCAATTTAAAACTTCTACTATGTCTTCTGAACGAATTGGACGATGAGTATAATTAGAAATATAGTCAATGGCTCACTCGATCCATTGCTTTAGTTCGTCATCCCTAGTAGTACCGGTTATTCCCAACGCAGTTTTTACTAGCCCCAATATATAGTCCAAGTCGTTCATAAGATCTTTTGTTTATTTTGTTAAAATGTTTAACTCCTCAATTAATGTCTTTTTAGACTTGAAATTTTTACCATCCTCTTTAAAAATATCAATTTTATGATCGACAGCGATCTCTTTGATTCTGTCTGCCTTAAACTTATCTACTTTTCCTCACGCCTCAGCTTTAATTTGCTCCCAGGTCATTTTAGCTTTTGTTCCTGGTGGTGGCGATTGTATTTCCCTTTCTTCTATAGGTTTTTTATCGATCTCTAAATAATTAGGTCAATATTTCTTGGCCAAATCAAAATCCATATCGACAATATCTCAAACTTTTTTTCATTGAATAATTCCTCTTAATACTTTGTATCTCATAGCGTATATTAATTAATAATTAAAAGAAAAGGAGGGGAGGTTATCCCCCCCTAATATGTTAAGAACTTGAAGCTGCAGTTTTTATAAGCGAGAACGCATCCTCGAATATAGCTTTAGCATCAAATCTTGTTTCAACTTTCATTGATTTAATTCCTTTTGCAAAATTTGAATCAATGTAACCCCACTCAGTTGTAAGGTTTTTTCTCATTCCCATAGCGAAATGTTTTAGATTTCCAACTGCTCCAAAAACTTCGTCGTCTCCAACTGCGTCTTGACCAACGGCCAATTCAACAACTGGGTAACCCATTAATGTAGCTGGTTGAGCTTCTCTAGGACCTGCATAGATAGGCAATCAATCATTATCTTTCAACTTTCTAAGACCTTTTATTCCATCTCTAGCAAAGAAGAATATAACATTTCTTCTGTATTTAACAGGGATGTCGTAAAGCATATCTATCAAATCGTCATAATCCATAGTTGATACAGCACCACTCAAAGTAGTAACAGCCGCACCAGTCAAATTAAATACTCCAAGAACATTTTGAGTTGATCCAGTACCTGTACCATCTCCTTTGAAAACTTGGTCGTCAATAAATAACATCAATTGTTCTGCTGCTGCTTCCGCAAACATAGTCCAAAGTGTTCCATCCGCTGAAAAGTCTTCTACCATTTCAGAAGTTGCATTCAATAATCTAGTCCATTTTTTTGCAGTCAATAAGATTTCTGTTCCACCTGGTATCCCATCATCTCAAGATGCAGCTTCAGCTACCCAAGCTCCATTAGTTGCATTTTGCACTAAGATAGGCACTTCTAAAGTCTTAGAGTTCATTGGCATAATTCTACAATATGCAGTTGCATAGAATTTGTCATTGAAAACTTTTTGAATTTCCTTTCGGAATTCAGTTTGGATAAAGTATAATCCACTAGCGTCTAATCCTAGACCAGTTGCACCCTCAGTCAAAGTCTTTAATTCAGCTTCTACTGAAGTTTTGTCCTTTGCTGATTTGATAACAGCCATTTCAAATAATTCAATAGCTTTTTCAGATTTCAATTCTTTAGTTCAAAGTGTATTCATTTGCATTTTTTCTGTCAATTCCTTAACAGATTTTTCCAATGCAACCATTTTTTCTGCGTCTGCTTCCAAATCCATATCTTTCATTTGGTCTGCAATTAAACTTTTAAGTGTTTCATCACTCAAAGAAGCCTCTACAGTAGACTTTAATAAAGTTTCTAATTGAGGAGTTAATTTCTCCATCAATTCTTTTAATTCTGCTTCGCTCATAATTTTAAAAAAAGAATATAAAAATTGATTATTTTTTGGCAGTGAATAATCATTCACTAAGAGCTTTTACAAATAACTGTGCTTGTTCTTTTGTAATCTCTACCTTTTTTTCTTCGGGTGGGTTGTTCTCCCCATCTTCAGTATCTTTTGATGTTACTGTTTTGATTTCTTTTGTCATAGTATCGAATTTTTCGTCGATATATGATTTAATACTTTCAACAACTTCATCCATCGTTTCTATTTTTTTGGCAACTTCTTTAGAAATTAATCAAATCTCTATTCATAATTCTAATTGTTTTTTATCTAAACTTACAGCTCCTGCATCACAAGGTACTGGTATAAAAGAAACTTCTAATAGTTCTGATTTCTCAATGATGTCTCTATTTTTTTCGTTTCTTTGTTTAGTTATGAATCAAATTGAAACAGTTTTTAATGCTCCTTGACTATATAATGATTTACATAAATCTCCCATCGGGCTATCTGCAAATTTTCATTCAAGAATAAGTTTTTTTCAATCAACATATACCTTAGTTCAAATTCAGACAATACTTGCGATTGCATATCTATGATCCGCCAATACAATTGGATTTTTCATATAATTTTTTGTATCTACTCCTGCTGCAATAACAATATCTCATACTCTGTCTTCTTCTCAACTATTTGCGATAACTTTAAAAGTATTGTCGTCCTCATCAGAAACTTTTATGTCTACAGCAGTTTCAACAAATTCCCTATATTGCTTTGCGACTTCCTCTGTTATTATTTTTATAATTATATTTATTGCGTCCATTTTTATTTAAAAGAAATATATAAAATTAATATTAAACATACGAAGCTAAAGTATTTTCTAGGACAGCATTTATTGCTTTGCTTTCTGAAGTAGAATATAGACCTTTAAATTCTATAGTTTGTTTTGTTATAGCATCAAGTGACATTGCAGGCGTTCGATTTACATATACAGCTTTTGGCATAGTGAAAGTTAATATATCTGAGTCTGCATTTTCGATCACAATAGATATTGCTTTATATTGGTTGTTACAGTAATCATCCATATCATCACTATCTTCCATAGTAACTTCAAACGATCCTGTAATTATAAATTTATTTGTGATTTGTTCTCCCATAGCTATATCAGACATACACCTATCCTCCTCCTGATCTCTTGTTAGGACAAGTTCGAAAGATTTAAGACAAATATTAGGATCTAATAGTGGATTATCTCACTCATCAGCTACATATAATTTAAGCATATTAGCAACGAAAGCTTTTTCATCAGTGAAAGATGCGGTATGAGTTACAACGGTTCATTTCTTACCTTTTACGTTCATACTAACTGTTACATAACCATCTATTTCGGCAGAGATAGTCATATTTTCAACATAACTTAAAGTGTGTTGCAATTCATCTGTTGGCCTTTCAATAGTGATACCAGCAGTTTGTTGCGTGTTAGCATTCAATAATTCGAACGTGTGGTCATAAATTGGACCTGCTCCAGTAGTTACTGGCGCTTGTCAGAAAATTAAATATAATAACCAACCAATAGAAATAGGCGCTACATTTCCTCATAATCCTCATTCAGCATATTCAGAAGAAATTTCTGTGTCAGCTACATCTACAATATTTCACAATGAACTTTCATCCATAACGTGAGTCACTTTGTTTTGTAGTGATAATTCATTCCATTTGAACCAAGTGTCAGGAACACCACCAGCACCAGGTGAAGCCTCTATAACTATTCAGACATTAATAGTTTTTCCAGAAAATTTTGTCATTTATTAAATTTTAATATTTAAAATACAATCATCTCCCGTATAAGGAAAAAATTTATAATAGTCAATAGTCGTGATACTAAACAATATTATTTTTGAGGTGTTTTTGTATTATCTTGTCATATTTATAGAAAGTATTTTCTGCTGATATATACATATTTCTCATAATAAATCTTTTGCAATATTTTTGATTGTATTTTAAATATATAAATACTTGTAGTTTGTGTGGCTGTTTTTTAAATCGTGCTTGAGAAACCTTACCCCAATTCGTTGGAGCTTTTGGTATCAAATACAAGAACAATCATTTGCTGGCCATTAAAGTATTTTATTAACTAAAAAATATCTGTTCGGTTGGGTCTATTTCTTTTATTAGTTCAAAATATTCTCTCATCATAATCGTATCAGCAAAATCGGGAGACATTCAATTTAAATTATTCTTTTGGTTTTCTTTAGAATTTATTTGGAGCTTTCACTCTTTGTCGATTTTATCTTTTTTGATAGATCTAAGTTGTTTTTTAATTAAAGATTTTACATCGTGTATTTGTCATCAAACTTTTATATCTTTTGTTACCAATCCATCTACCATAATATCTTTTGTATCTATAGCCATACTTCCATCATTTATTCTGACAGCAGTCCTATAAAAACATTGGGTCTTTAGATTGGCGTAATTCTCTTTGATCTCAG